GTGTATGTACTAAAGGGCACTTGGAACAGACTTTTAATCTGTAATCCAGGTGCTTTTTACATACCTGTAAAAGTACAGGAGATTATATCAAAAGGATGTGAGGATATGCTAAGTATGTATACAAGTTATATATGTATTTATTGTAAGAAAGAATTTGTTTTATTAACAGAAGAATTACAAAATACAAAAGGATACTTAGTATGTCCTTACTGTTCTAGTAGAAAAGTTAAGAAAGAGAAAGTAAGTGATATTCTTAAAGAGTGCATGAGTGAACGAAGTTATAAAAGAATTAAAGGTGTATTAAGGCAGGTGAGATAGTTGGGGATAAAAAGGCCTGCTAAACCAATTACTAGTACAACTAAAGTATTAGATATACAAGACTATCTCAGATACAAAAATGAAAGAGATTATGTATTATTTATACTAGGAATTACAACAGGGTATAGAGCAGGTGACTTAGTTAAATTAAAGGTTAGAGATATTAAAGAAGCTTTAAAGAGAAATGAATTTACAATTTATGAAGGAAAGAAAATGAATTGTAAAAACATAAAAGACAGAAATAAAAAACCGAGATCGGTTGAAGTACTTCCTAAGCTAGCTAAAATATTAAAAGATTGGATTAAAAATAAAAAGGACTATGAATATGTATTCCAATCCAGGAAAGGTATTAATCAGCATATAGGAGTACAAGCGATAAGCAATATATTAAAAGATGCAGGAGAATATTTTGGCCTACATGATATAACTGCACATAGTATGAGGAAGACATATGCATATAAAATATACATGGAAAGTGATAAAAATATAGTTGCAGTTAAAGAGTTATTAGGCCATAGAAGTATAGAAGAAACTAAAAAGTATATAGGATTAGATAAAGAAAAATATCATCAGTATTCAAAATCATTAGAGGAATATATTAGATGATATTTTATTTTTTTTATTAGTCAATGTTTAAAAAATTATATAGTAAGTATTGAAGGTATAAAATTAAGTGCATATATAAGAAGTTAATTTTTAAAATGAATGTGCTATTCACATATATAATTAAACATTCGACCTTATTTTGATGATACATAGTAAAGCTAGATATATCAATACTTAGCAAGTGTTTTGTTAATAAATGTTATTCTGTGTTTTCATACTGAATTTAAAGAGTTAGGAAATATGAAAGAATAGCGTAGCACTTTACAAAGCAAGTGCTACGATAATGAGGTGAAAAAGTTGGCGAGAAGTGATAGCTTTGAAGACATAATCGAAAGCCGTCTAGATGAGATAGAACAATGGGTTGAACATAATAATACTGACAAGGAAATAGCCGAGAAACTAGGGGTTGCATATTCCACATATAGGAAATATAAAAGCACTAGCGTAGCACTTAAGAGCCGGATTGCTACGGCAAAAGATAAGAAGAATCAAGAAGTTGAAAAGGCATTGTATAAATGTTGTATTGGATATCATTATTATGAAGATGTAGTAACGAAAGTTAAAACAGAAGAATTAATTGATGGACAAATAATAACAAATGAAGATGTTAAGATTAGTAAAGTTAAAAAATACAAAGGCCCTGAGTTAAATGCACAGAAGTATTGGTTAAATAATAAAGAGAAAGCTAAGTGGAAGGAAGACCCACACAAAGTTTCTAATGATAAGAAGGTTACTAAAATGAAAGAAAGAGAAGTAGAATTAAAAGTTAAGATGATGGAAGGGTTGGAAGAATAAATACCTATTTATAAAAGGTGTAGCAGATGTAATAAAAGAATACCTTCGGGAACTGTGTGTTCATGTAAAGATAAGAGATATAAAGAAGAAGATAAATACAAGAAGGATACTAAAGAAAAACAGTTCTATTCTAGCGAAGAGTGGAGCATAATGAGAGACAAGGCGAAGGATAAGTACAAAGGAATAGATATATATAGTTATTATGTACTAGGCATAATTGAATACGGACAAACAGTTCATCATATAGAACCAATAAAAAAGAATTGGAATAAGAGATTAGATATTAATAATCTTATATATCTTACTGAAAGCAATCATAAGAAGCTACATTATAGAATGGATCATGGAGAAGAACAGGAAGTTATTAAAGAACTATACGAACTTATAAAGAAATTTGAGAAAGAAATGATAAATTAATATAATAAATATTTTTTATTTATTATAAAGCTATAGGGGGTATAGAAAAATGTTTTGAAAGATCTCTTCTAGACCGCATCCCTAATGTTCTTTCCGCAAATTTCCCAATAAAAAATTAGAAAGGTAAATTTTAAAAAAGAAAGAAGGTGAAAAATAATATATGTCAAAAGCAAGAGTCCCATTAGAAATGCAAAAAAAACATTTAACACATGAAGAAAAAATTCAAAAAGAACAAGAAGAAGAAATTTTGACATTAGGAAAAGACCAATTAGAAAATCCACCTTCTTGGCTTATAGATGGCATTGCAATAGGAGAATTTAAAAGGATAGTTAAAGAAAATGAGAAGGTTAATATAATTGGTAACTTAGATGTAAATAATTTAGGTGCATATTGTAATTCATATTCAATGTACTTAAAAGCAACAGAAGGACTTAAAGGTAAATCATTAGTTTTAAGGAAAATAACAAAGAATGGACCTATAACAGTGGAAAATCCATTAATTAAAGTTCAGAAAAATTATGCAGAAGAAATGAGAAAATTTGCTTCACTATGCGGAATGACTATTGACAGCAGATTGAAATGTGCGACAGTTAAGACTACTAAACAGCAAGAAGATATAGTAGATGAATTCGGGGATATTTAATGACAATTAAAGAAGAGCTGATTCAATATGCTAATGATTGTATTAACAATAAAGTTATAAGTGGTCAAAAACATAAGTGGGCATGTTTAAGGTTTTTAGAGGACTTAAAAAAGTCAGAATTAAATATATTAAAAGAACCTTTTAATTATTACTGGAATGAAGAAGAAGCTTCAAAAATAGTTAAATGGTTTTCTTATTTAAAACATAGCAAGGGTGTATTAGCAGGTAAGTTTATAGAGTTAAACATCTGGCAAAAATTTTGTTTGTGTCAAATTTATGGCTGGGAGCATAAAGAAACTCATTTAAGAAGATTTACTAAAAGCTTTATTGAAGTTGCTAGAAAAAATGCTAAATCTCAAATGGAAGCTGGCGTTACTTTGTATGAAATGTCAGTTAGAGCAACTAGAAATAGAGAAATCTATGAATGTTATTGTGCTGGTGTAAAAAGAAAACAATCAGAAGTTATATTTAATGAATGTAAAAATTTATTACGTGGCTCACCACTGAAAAAGAAATTTAAAATAAATAAAGGGACAATAATTCACATAAAAACAGGTAGTACATTAGAGCCGCTAAATAAACAGGATGGTAAAGAAGGGGATGGTAGTAATCCAGCGTTACTGGTATTGGATGAATACCATCAACATAAAACTACTGAATTTTATGATTTAGGGTTAGGTGGGAATACTAAAGAAAGTCTGCTTATGATAATAACTACAGCGGGAGTAGATTTAACTTATCCATGCTTTACTCAAGAATATTCGTATTGTTCAAAAGTATTAGACCCTAACATTGATATAATTAATGATGAATATTATATTGATATTTGTGAAGTTGACGAAGATGATGACGAAGATAATGAAGAAAATTGGCATAAAGCTAATCCTGTAAGAATGACTTATGAAGCGGGTATTAAAAAAATTAAAGAAGAATATAAGATTGCTAAAGAAATACCCGAAAAAATGAGTGCTTTTTTAACTAAATGCTTAAATAAGTGGGTGCAAGCTAAAAAGAATGGTTATATGGATATGGCTAAATGGAAAAAATGTGAAGTTGAAAAGATACCATATAACTTGAAAAATAGAATAGTATATGTTGGATTTGATATGTCAGCGAAGATAGATTTAACTTCGGTGGCTTTTATTATACCTATTTTAAGCAATGAAATAGATAAAACAGGTAAAAAAATAGTTAAATATTTATGCTTTTCACATTCATTTATACCAAATCGAGAAAAGTTAAGAGAAAGAACTAAGATAGACAAAGTTCCTTATGACGCATGGGAGCGATTAGGATATCTAACTATAACTGATACAGAAATAGTAGATCAGCAACAAGTTATTGAATATGTTTTAAAAACTTGTGAAGAAAATAAGTGGAAAGTCGATACTTTATGTTTTGATCCAGCAAATGCAAGTAAAATTATGATGGATTTATCAAATGAAGGATATGCTGTTGAAGAAGTGTATCAATCACATAAGTCTTTAAATGAAAGTACTGCTGGATTTAGAGAGCAGGTTTATTGTAAAAATGTTATTTATACAAATAATCCATTACTTAACTTTTCTATGAGTAATGCAGTAATAAAACAAAATAATGGGCTTATCAAAATAGATAAAGATGCAACAATAAAGAGAATAGATCCAGTTGATGCTATGTTATGCGCTTTTAAGTTAGCATTATATCATGAATTTGTAGACACTGCTGATGTTGATGAATGGCTTGATAGTGATGAATGGTAAGGAGGTGAAAAATGAGAATAATCAATAAAGTTAAAAAAATATTTAAAAATGAAGTTGAGACAATAGGTACTAATCCTACTTTAGAGGAACTAAAGGAGTTTTTTAACAGCAATATTGAAGAGATTGCAAATAATAAACTTACAAGTACAAGTTATTATTCATGTATGCAAATAAGATGCAATGCTATAGCTAAATTACCATTGAAACTTATGCGAGAAACTGAAAAAGGATCAATAAAAGCAAAAGAACATAATTTATATAAACTTTTAAAGAAAAGGCCTAATCCTTTTACTAATTCACATGATTTCATGTGGGCTACAGAATTTAATAGACTAGAATATGGCAATGCTTTTTGGGTTATGGATGTGAATATTAGAGGGCAAATACAAGCGTTATATTTATTAGATAGTAGAAAAGTAAGTATTATGGTTGATAATACTGGAATTTTAAATAATAAAAATGCAGTTTATTATGTTTATGAAGATGAAAAACAAGGTCAAATTATCTATACAAGTGATGAAATAGTACATTTTAAAAATTTTAGTATGAATGGATTAAAAGGTACTAGCATTAAGAAATATATAGCTGATACAGTAGAAAATGAACAGTATTCAGCTAAATTGTTAAAAGATAAATATAAAAATGGACTCCAAGATCCTATTATTGTTCAATATATTGGTGATTTGAATGATGCTAAACAACAAAAAATAAAGAAAAAGTTTGCTGACATGGGTGGCGCTAAAAATGCTGGTAAGGTTGTACCAATTCCAACAGATTTCAAGGTAGAACAATTGGAAACTAAACTTGTGAATAGTCAATTTTTTCAATTACAGGGGCTTACTACAAAACATATTGCTAATGCTTTTGGAGTAAAAGGCTTTCAACTTAACGATATGGAAAAAAGTACTTACAACAATATAGAACAGCAGAATAAAGCTTTTTATAGTGATACATTGCAAAATGTTTTAACTACCTATGAACAGGAAATGGATTATAAAGTGTTAACTACAGATGAAGAAGAGAAAAAAGGATACTACTGGCAATTTAATGTTGATAGTATTTTAAGAAGTGATTTAACCACTAGAACAACTTCATACCAAATTGGAATTAATACAGGGTATATGTCAATAGCAGAAGTAAGAGCAAAGGAAAATTTACCTTATATAGAAGGTACTGACCAACTTATTATAGGTAATGGTGCTAGTATTCCATTAAAAGATTTAGGAAAGCAATATATGAAAGGGGGTGGAGAGAATGAGTAAAATTAATTGTACTATTTTTGATAAAAAATCTAATAAGTTAAAAAATGTTGGATTTATGGAAATAAAAAATAATAGTAATGGGAATGGAGAACTTTATTTATATGGAGATATAGTAAGCGATCAATGGAGTAAATGGTCAGATGATGATACTTGCCCACAGGACATAGCTGATTTTCTAAAAGAATTAAATTCATTTGATAATTTGGATATTTACGTAAATAGTGGTGGAGGTTCTGTATTTGCTGGTATTGCTATTTATAATCAATTAAAAAGACATAATGGTTTTAAAACTGTTCATGTTGATGGAATAGCAGCTAGTATTACTAGCGTAATTTCATGTGCTGGTGATAAAGTTATTATACATAAAAGCGCACAGTTTATGATTCATAAACCAACAGCTAGCTATTTTTGGACTTCACTTAATGCTGATGAATTGAGAAAAGAAGCTGATACATTAGATATATGCCAGGATTCAATTAGAAATATTTATATGGAGAATGTAAAAGAAGGTATTACAGAAGAAGAAATAAATAATTTAATTAATGCCGAAACATGGTTTACTGGTGAAACAGTAATAGATTATTTCAATTTTGAAGTTGAAGAAAGTTCAGAAAAGGTAGCTAGTACAAGTCAATTTTATGATAAATATAAGAATACTCCTAATAAACTATTAAAGAATAAAACAATAAAAAATAATGACCATAATAAATTAAAAAATAAACTACAAACCGAGTTAGATTTACTTAGTATGTAGTTTTTTTTATGTAAAAAATTAAAAAGGAAGTGTATTAAATGAAAAAATCTTTAGAAATGAGAAATAAATTAGAAGGTTTAAAAAATGAAGCGCAAGCTTTATTAGATGAAAATAAAGTTAAAGATGCACAAGATAAAATGGAAGAAATTAAAGACTTAAAAAATGCTATTGGCATTCAAGAAGCTTTAGAGAAAGAAGAAGAAGAAGTACTTGTAGCTGAAAATAATATTAACAATGATCCAAAAGATAATAATAATGAAATGCCAGAACATAAAGCTAAAGAAAATGCTAATTGCATAAGGGCCATGATAAAAAAAGTTACTGGAAGAAGTCTAACAGAAGCTGAAAATGCTTTATTAGTTCAAACTCCACAGACTAGCGCAGGAAATGGGGAAGGCTATCTACTACCAACAGATGTTTCAACTTTAATTCACAAAAAGATAAGAGAATATAGAAGTTTAAGAGATGCAGTAGGATATATGCCTGCTGGTGCATTAACAGGATCATTCCCGGTAGAAGATTTTGAAACAGTATCAGAACTTATTGATTTTACAGATGGTACAGACGGAGGCGATAGTGATGATATTAAATTTAAAAATGTATCTTATGCTTTAAAGGAAAAGGCAGCATTCATTAAGCTATCTAATACTTTATTAAAAATGACAGATAATGCTTTAATATCTTATGTAGTTGAAGTTTTTGCTAAAAAAGCAGTTATAACAGAAAACAAGATAATTATTACTAAATTAAAAGAGAATAAAAAAGTAAAAGAATTAAAAGGTTGGCAAGACTTAAAGAAATCCTTAAATATAGATTTAGATCCAGCAGTTTTATTTGGTACTGTAATTGTGACTAATCAAACTGGATTTGATTATTTAGATGGAGAAGTAGATAAACAAGGTAGGCCAATTTTATCTGATGATATTGCTAATCCAACACAAAAGAAATTCAAAGGATATACAGTTATGGTTTATTCTGATGCGATGTTGCCAAACACAGGAACTAAAGCACCAATTTTCTATGGTAATTTATCAGAAGCTATTAAATTTGTTGATTATAATGGATTAATTAGCTTTGCTACTTCAAGTGAAGCTGGATTTATGAGTAATACTACTATTGCAAGGCTTATAGAATTTATTGATGTAATTCAAGTGGATAAATCCGATAAGTGCTATATAGCCGGTACTATTGATACTACTGTAACTGGTGCTTAACTAAGAGTTTTTACACTCCTTTAAAATTTAAGGAGGGATAATATATGGATTTAGAGCAAGTAAAAAAGTTCTTAAGAGTTGATTTTAGTGAAGATGATACTTATATAACGCTACTAATTGATGTTGCTAAAGAGTATATAGTAGATGCAGTTGGTAAGTATGATGAAACAAGTGCTAGATATAAGCTGTTGTTATTTAATATCGTTTCTACTTTATATGAAAATAGACAATATACAATATATAGGAGTAATGAAAAAGTTGCTTATACATTAAAAAGTATTATATTGCAATTACAATTGTAATATATAGGAGTTGATAATGTGGAAGGTTTAAAATTAAATACCCTGCTTGAATTGTGGGGTATGGTACCTTTTAAAAATGAATTAGGTGAAAATGATACAAGAGAAGGGAAAATAAAAGATATATGGTGTGAAGTTATTCCGATAGGTGGAAGTGTTAGCACTATATCCAATACAGAAATAGAGTATTCCAGTGTAACCCATAAAATAAGATGTAGAAAGTTAAGCATAAAAGAACCAAGCAAAGATATGTCTTTTAAAGATAAAGAAGGAAATAAGTACGAGGTACAGTATTTTCAAAGAGATTTTAAGAAAAATAAATTTATAGAGTTTATGACAAAAATATTATATGAATAGAGGTGCTAAATGGGTGAATTTGAATTAAGAGAATGGGAGAAAGAACAATTAGTACAGAAATATAATGAGTTGAAAGAAGAACATGAGGGTATAAAAAGGCAATTAGATGAAGCGGGGACATTAATAGAACAACTGCATAAAATAAAAGCTGAATGTTTTGAAAAAATGCAAGGTATAAGAAAGGTACTCCTAGAAAAATATAATTATCCAGTGGTGTAATAAATGAATGGGTTTGATACTAAACAATTAGATAAGTTTAGCAAAGGTCTACTAAATACAGCTAAAAACGAGTACCCTAAGAAAACCAAAGCATTTTTAAGGAAAGAAGTTAGAAAATTAAATAAGCAAAATAAACAAACATTTGCATCTAAAGGCATAGGAGAAGAAACCGGAAATTTAAAGAAAGGGTTTAAAGCTGGTAAGTTATATAAATATAAAGGTAAAGAACTAGCTATAAGAGCATACAACTCTAGTCCTCATGCTCATTTACTTAATGATGGTTGGATGCATAAAGCTAGAAATGGGGACGAAAAATTTATTCCTGGATTTCATTTTATAGAGGATTCAGCGCAAGCTTTTAATAGTGAATACTACACGGATATAGACGGATTTTTAGAGGAACTATTTGATTAAAAGAGGTGGTTATAAATTGTAACATTAAAAGAAATAAATAAGGCCATAGTACAGCAGGTTAAAGAAGGTTTGAAGGATACAAATTATAAAGATATTCAATTTTCATCTATAGATATAAGAGAAAAGATTACAAGACCTTCTTTTTATGTAGATTTTCAAGAAAATAAAACAAGTATGTTAAATGGAGAAGCCCGTCAAAGGAATTTTGATGTTAGGCTTTTTTATTTCGCAAAAAACCCAAAACAAAATAAGATTGAATTACTAGAAGTACAAGATTTATTAAGTGAAATATTTCAAACGGGTATTAAGGTTAGCGATGACTATTACATATCTGTTTTTGAATGTGAATTTGATTCTAGGGGTGAAGAAGGGTTACTAATAACAACATTGGCTGATTTATATGCAATGAGTGAAAAAGAACAAACCGGGGAGCCTTTGGAAGAATTAGAAATGGAAAGGTGGTAAATATATGGCTAATACATTGCCAGATATAAATATTTTATTTAAACAAAGAGCAGCAACTTTTACCCAAAGGGGTGGAGTTGCTATTTTGATTTTAAAGGACGATACAGATAAAAATTTCAATACAGCAGAATACAAAACATTAACAGATCTAGAACTAGACGAAGCTAAATATACACCAACCAACTTACAGTACATAAAGGATACTTTATTAGGAAAGCCAAGCAAGGTCGTAGTCATAAGGGTGGATGTAGAAAAAGAAGTTACAGATGCCTTGAATATAGTTAAAAATCTATATTCAACCGGATGGATAAGTCTAGTATCAGAAACTAAAACCGATTATGATACTTTAGTTTCTTGGATAAAGACTAGAAGGGATACAGATAAAAAGACTTTTAAAGCCATAGTTTTTAATCCTACAACACCACCAGATTACGAGGGAGTTGTAGGATTAGGAAATGAAAAAGTAATTTTTAAGGACAACACTAGAGGAGAAAAAGCAGGGTATGAGTTTCTACCCACTCTATTAGGATACATAGCATCTGCTGGGGTAGATACTGGAACGACTTATATGGCTATGGAAAATTTAAAAACTGTTTCAGAACCTGCAAGTACTAATCAAGAAATTCAAGCTGGAAAGCTGATTTTGATAAATGACGAGAACACGGTAAAAATTGGATTAGGAGTTAATTCTCTAACTACATTTACCCGAGATAAAGAAGATTTTTCTTTAATTGAAGTCATAGAAACAATGGATTTGGTTAAAGACGATATAAGGAAAACTTTTAAAAATAATTATATAGGTAAATTTAAAAACAAACTGGATAATCAAATGTTATTTATAAGTGCCGTTAATACTTATTTTAGTAATCTAGCCGCGAGAGATGTACTAGACAGTTCCTATAATAATGAAAGCTTCATAGATGTAGAAGCGCAAAGAAAAGCTTGGGTGGATAGTGGAAAGCCAGAAGCTAAAGAATGGGACGATACAACAGTTAAAAATACCACTTTCAAAAGAAAATTATTCTTAGGTGCAAATATAAAGATATTAACTAGCATGACGGATTTAACACTAGTTATCACAATGGAATAGGAGGGGTTTTATGGCTACTAATAAAGGAAATGAAGTTATATCTGGAAATGAAGGACGTGTTTGGATTAATACAGAACTATGGAGCAATTTATCTTCCATAGAAGCTAAATGCAGTTTGGAAACCGAAGACATAAGATTCGTAGGGGATCCAAACAAATACACAAAAATAACTGGAAACAACATAGAGGGCACTATAACAATTAAAAAGACAGATTCTAGGGCTCAAAGATTGTTAGCAGAAGGATTTAGAACTTTGAATATGCCAGATATAAGCATAGTTATTGCAACTGCAAAGGTAAATAATAGTAAGGTAGAAAGGTTAAAATTAGAGGATGTTACATTTACAGAACTCCAACTTGCCAAGTTAGAGGCAGGCGCAATGGTGGAGGAAGAACTACCGTTCACAGCAAGTTCATTCGAATATTTAGAATTGATTTAAGGGGGATAATATGAGTAAAACTAAAAAAATAACATTAGAGGATTTTATAAAAAAGGCTACAGATAAATATAATAATAGAAAAAAAGTTGCAGATATAGAAGTGGAAGGTTTTGGGGTCTTGACGTTTAAAAGACCTTCTGATTCTGATTTATTAAAGTTTAAGGATATATTAGCTAATAGCGTTAAACTTAGTAAAGATGAAAGCATAGATAAGCTAGATTATGGTAAGATGCTAGATGCTTCTAAAGAGCTTGTATATAGTTCGTGTGAATTTTTACATAGCAATGAATTGATGGAAGCTTTAAAATGCGGGGAGCCATTTGATATCCCTGTTAAGACTTTTGGAATTGATGGGACTATTCAATTGGCACAGCGCATTAATGAACAATTTGAAGATAGCAATGCAGAAGCAATAATAAAAAACTAATAAGAGGTGATAGCGATGAAGGCGGGGAGCTTTATTGGATTAGCTATTACATAGATAAAGGTGACCTACCTTTGAGTTATTACCTCAATTTAAATGCGATAGAAAAACAATTTTATATAGATAGTATGATATTTAATCGTGAACTTAGGGTTAAATATGATGAGATGAAATTAAAATCCATATTCGGGGAAGGTAAAAAATAACCTTCCCTTTTAATTTTTAAAAGGAAGGAGGTTATATATGGCTTCAAAAACCATAGGTGTTGTTCTTTCCTTGCAAGATAAAATGAGTGGTGGTTTATTAAAAGTAAATAAAAATGTTCAAGGAGTTTCTAAAGAAGCAAAGAGAGCTTCACAACAAGTTGCGAATTTTGCTACCAAAGCGCAAAAGGGCTTTGAAAAAGCCGGAGATAAAGTTTTGAAGCTAGGTGCAGGTTTGGCAACTCTTGCGGGTGGTTTAATAGTAAAGACAGGTGTTGAAGGATTAGGGGAATTAGACCAAGGTGCTAGAAAAGTTAAATCAATAGCACAAGATAGTTTGCAATTAGATAACATTCAAAAAGGTTTGCTTAAAACTTCCAACGATACTGGAATTGTAATAAAAGAATTGGCTGACACCCAGTATGATGCAATATCTAGTGGTGTCGCGGCCAACGAAAGTATACAAGCAGCAGTTACATCAGCGAAACTGGCTAAAGCTGGATTTTCAGATTCAAACAGTTCGCTCAAAATACTAACTTCAACCATGAATGTCTACGGGTTAACAGGTCAAAAAGCAATGCAAAGCATATCGGATAAACTGTTAGTTACACAAAACCTAGGTGTAACAACTGTTGGGGAATTGGCGAATTCGATGGGATCATTAACACCTATTGCCAAATCTGCTGGTTCTTCCATAGATGAAATGCTAGCAGGAATGGCGAGTCTTACAAAAAATGGATTAAAAACTGAAGAAGCTGTAACGGCTCTGAAAGGGGTATTTTCATCTGTAATTAAGCCAAGCGAAGAAGCTTCAAAAACTGCCCAACAGTTAGGTATAGACTTTTCAGCATCTGCCTTGAAATCAAAAGGTTTCGCCAAATTCTTAGAAGAGATAAAAGTTAAAACCGGCGGAAACACTGAAACTATGGGTAAGTTGTTCGGAAACGTTAACGCGTTATCCGGTGCTTTGGTACTTACAGGAAAGGGATTCGGAGACTTTAATACAAGTCTAGACGCTATGCAAAATAGTGCTGGGCTGACTGACAAAGCGTTTGATACAATGAATAATAGTTTAATAAGTAAATTTGGGAAAATGAAAAACAGATTAACAAATATGGCTACTGAAATGATGCAAGGAACAGGTGGACAATTAGGAGTTTTAGTAGATAACATAACAGGAAAGTTGAAACAATGGCAAGAAGATGGAACAATTGAAAACATAGCAAATAAAGTAGCTGATGGGTTTATGAAGATGTACGATGTTCTTAGCAAGGTTTTTAGCTTTATTGCAGAACATAAAGATGCAATAGCTAACTTAGGAATTGGGTTTGCTTCACTTTATGGTGCTATTAAAACAATAAACACACTTAAAACCACTTTAGAAGGACTTAAAGGAGTAGCTACAATAGTAGATGGAGCATTAAAAATAAGTGCCTTTGGTTGGATAGGTTTAGCTATAGCAGGAGTTATTGCGGTAGGCTTATTACTATGGAAAAACTGGGATAAAATAAAGCAAGTTGCTCAAACTTTATGGACTACGATAACAACTGTATTCACAAATATATGGACTACAATAACAACGGTGTTTACAAATATATGGACTACAATCTCTACAGTAGCTAGTAATATATGGACTAGCATAACAACTGTATTCACAAATATTTGGACTAGTATAACAACTATATTCACTAATATCTGGACTGCAATTTCTACAGTGCTTACAAGCATATGGACTACAATAGTTACGGTGTTTACAACTATATGGAATGTTATTGTAGCAATACTTACACCTATCGGATTGTTTATAGAAGCAGTATTTAAAGGAATATTAGCTGTAATAATAGTCGTAGGAGCATGGATATGGAACTCCATTGTAACAATGTGGACTAACGTATGGAGCGTTATACAACCTATACTAACAGCTATATGGAATGTTATAACAACAGTATGGACAGCTATATGGACTACAATAACAACAATAGCCACAGCGATATGGAATACCATAGTAAGTGCGTGGAATACCATAGCCGGAGTTGTTTCTACTGTAATGTCAGCTATTTGGGGTGTTATTAGTTCTATATGGAGTACCATTTATGGAACTGTAAGTGGAATTATGTCTTCAATTTGGAGCACTATAACAGATATATGGAATAATATTGTATCTACTGTTAGCGATATTGTTGGTAATATCGCTAGTACAATAAGTGACGGTTTTAATGCTTTAATCGGGATATGTTCTGATATATTTAATAATATAAAAAATACTGTAATGGGAATTTTTGAAGGTATATGGGACGGAATAAAAAGCATCATAAATGGCGGGATAGATATGCTAAATAATTTTATTGGTGGAGTAAATAAAGTTATTAGTAAAGCCAATAAAGTTCCAGGAGTTAATATAGGTGCTGTATCCGAAATACCTCATTTCGCAAAAGGAACACAATACTCTCCAGCAGGTATGGCGTTAATAAACGAAGAAGGCGGAGAATTAAGAAAGCTATCCAGTGGAGAAACAATAATCCCAGCGGATAAATCAAGGCAGATTATGAATGGTGCTTCAAGCCCTACATTTAATATATATATAACTGGAAACGTTGGAACAGAAGAATTTTTCGACCAAGCAGGACAACATATAATAAGCCAAGTTAGATTAGCAATGCAAAATATGTAAGGTGTAGTTTTATAACTATGCCTTTTTTTATTGGGGGTGTAATATGGCTAATATATATTTTAGTACATTAGATAGAAAACAATTGTACGAACTTCCTATTTTACCAGAAGAAATGCCAGAACTACAAAAATCCGCAAAAAATGAAATATTTGAAAGCTTTAATAATGGAGAATATAACTTTTTAGGAAAAGTTAGTTTAATAAATTTTAGTCTGGAAAGCTGGTTGCCTGCATATCCAAATAAATATAGATGGGCTAAAAGTCAAATTAATCCTTACCTATTAATAAATATGTGGAATACCGCAATGGATACTGAAAACCCTCTTAGGATTGTTATAAATAGAAACGAAAATGATTTTCTACCACAACAATTGCTAAACTGGATGGTTAGCGTGGAAGATATTTCATGGCACGAATTAAATAATGGGGATGTAGCTTATAAACTAGATTTAAAACAATATAGGGAGATAAAATAATGTGGTACTTATATACTTCCTATATTGTAGGGAAAGGGTATACAACTAAAGAAATAATAGGGCAATGTAATAATTTAAGTTGGTCTAATGATATAGATACTCTAGCAACTTCCCTATCATTCGATTCTATATTAGATTTAGCAGAGGGAAGAAGTAAAATAATTTTAAAACAAGATAAAGTGATTGTTTTTGAAGGTGTTATAGTAAGCAAGACTAATAAGGAAAATATACATAGTTATACTGCAATGGATTACGCATGGTATTTAAATAAAAATAAATATGTAATGCAATTTAGGAATATAAATGCCAAAAGTGCATTACAACAAATTTGTAATAAAGTAGGAATTAAAGTAAATATAAGGACTAGGTTAACTACTAGAATAAATAAATTGTATTTCCAAGAAAGTTTAAGCGATATAATAAAAGACATATTAGAACAATGTAAAAGAGAAATAGGGGAACATTACATAATGGAAATGCAAGGTAAAACACTTTATATTAATAGAGTTATAGATTTAAAAATTAATTCAACTGTATTAATAGAAAAAGATTATAGTATTAGTAGAAGCATAGAAGATATGTTCAACAGCGTGATAGCGGTCAATAATGATGGCAGAGTTTTAGTCAATGTAAAAGATAATAAAAATATTAAGATATTCGGAGAACTAACGGACATTATAAGTGTAGAAGATGAAAATACAAGCCGAGCTAACAATATAGCACGTAACGAATTAAAAGAAAAAAATAAGATAAAAAAAGAACTCTCTTTTAATACGATAGATACCGGGCGGGGAATTTATATAAATTGCAATAGATTAATTAGAGTTAATCTAGGCAAATATGGTGTAAATGGGTGGTATAGAATAAAAAGCACACAACATACTTTAAATAATAATATACATAAAATAGGTATAACAATAGATTTTAGCTAGGAGGTTATATATGGATTATGGAATAGAATTTGCCCAATGGCTAAAAAAAAGAAATAATAAAGATAGAATAGGACCAACAATAGGGAAAGTTGTAAAAGGCGGTTCAGATTACAGAATAAGTATTATGGATAATCAATTATATTTGGGCCCAAACAATTCTACTTTATGCAATGCTTTAAAAGATAGAGTAGAAGAAAGAACTATAGAATTAAATAACACTAGCTACAATGCTAAAATAACATATAGTAATATGCTAAAAAATAATGATAAAGTGTTGGTTATTGCAAATGAAAGCGACCAGCACTTTTTTATTGCAGATAAAATATAGGAGGGGTGAATATGGCACTACTTCCAGAAGAAGATATAATAATTGAAGAAGTAGAAGAAATAGAAGAAGAACAAACTTTATCCAAACTGGGTAAGGTTTTTTTATTTGACTTTAAAAAGAATGAATATGTAATTAAAGACGGGAGGCTTGTTGAATGTACAGAGCGACAAGCACTAGAGCAATGGATACATTGGATATTGTTAACTTATAAAAATAAATACAAGATTTACAAAGGTACAAATTTTTACTGTAATATAGAGGATTTAGCTGGAAAGAAAAGAAATGCGTTTATTCTTTCAGAGCTACAAAGAGAAATTGAAGAAGCGGTTATAAAGCATAGATATGTAGATCATATAGAAAACTTTGTAACAACACAAGAAAAATCAATATTGAATGTAAGCTTTGATGTTGTTACAAAAGATAATGAAGTTATTAATATAAGTGCCTAGGAGGTGAAGGGTTGAGTGTAAATGTAAAAACACAGGAAAAATTAATTAAAGATATGCTTAACAACATATCGAACACATATGAGAAAAGCGAAGGACACCTTACATATGATATAACTAAAACTAATGCCATAGAATTAGCTTTACTATATCAATATGCTTTATCTATAGCCAATCTAAGGTTAGTTAAAGACCTAAGAGGTGATGATTTAACTGCAAGAGTCTACGATAATAAAGGCATAGTTAGGAAAGTAGCAACAAGAGCAAAAGTAATCCTAACTCTAACAGGGACAGGGACTATTGATAAAGAGGATTTATTTGGTACACCTAACAAGATAGAATTTGCAAGCCTAGAAAAAAAACAAATAGAAGGAATGGGAACAATATTAGCAGAGTGTACGCAAGTTGGTAATATTGGTATGGTTGGAGCTAATAGTATTACAGAGTTCCCGATAACAATAACAGGTTTTACAGAAGTTAATAATTCCAATCCCAGTTTTGATGGGTTCGAGGAAGAAACGGACGAATCACTTAAACAACGATACTACGAATCTCTAAAAAATCCAATAACAAGTAACAACCAAGCCCACTTTATATATTGGGCTAAATCTGTAACAGGGGTCGGCAATGCTAAAGTAATACCACTTTGGAACGGAGATTTAACAGTAAAAGTTATAATTATAGATTCCAATATGCAACCAGCTAGTGAGGATTTAGTTAATACAGTACAAGAGTATATAGACCCTAAAGGGATACTAGACACCAATACAAATACATGGTCTTTGTGGGGTACTGGTGCTGGTGCCAGCGCCATAGGTAACTATTGCACCGTTGTAAGCGCTACGGCTAAAAATATAGATTTAGAATGTAGTATAACTAAAGCCAATGGTTACAGTGATGAAGAAATAAAACAAAATATTTCTAGCAAGATAACAGAATACTTAAAAGAAATTGCTTTTTCTACTGCTATAAATTACGTAAGTCATGCCAAGATAATTTCTTTAATCCTATCTGCGGATGGGGTGTTGGATGCAACAAATGTAAAAGTAAATAATAGTCTAAGCGAAAACGTGATTATAGGTGAAGAAGAAGTCCCTACAATGGGCGCCGTAACCTTAATATAAGAGGTGAGAAGATGAATATAGAACAACAGTTAATAGCAAATTTACATAAACGTGTTAGGAAAGATCCATACATAAAAGAATTGTGTAAGACTAGTGGAGTTGAAATGGACACTATAGAAGATGTCATAACAGATATAAAGAAACAATTTAATTTCTCTACAATGACATGGGGAGCCGACCTTTTAGCAAGTGAGATGGGAATTAAATTAGACCCAGTTTTAAAGCAAGACGAAAAAAATAGTATTATAGCTGCTAGATGGAAATCAGAGGGGAAGGCAGATTTAAACTTATTACAAGCTATATGTAACAGCTGGAAGAATGGTAAGGTAAAAGTATCTTTTATAGATGGTAAAATAGTACTCAAATTTGTGGGTGAATATGGAATACCTACAGATTTAGAGAGCTTAAAAAAGCAAATAAACTTATCTAAACCTAGCCATCTTCCAGTAGAGTATTTATTTGCATATCTATTATTAAAAGATGTAGAAGCTATGACATTAACAACATTAGAAAATACTACATTAAATAAATTTGCATTTTAGGAGGGATATATATTGAGCAAAGAAACAGAACATTTGAAGTTGTTTAAATATGACAAAGAAACAGACGATTTTAATACAACAACTTTTAATATTAAAAAATGTTTAAATGATAATTGGGATAAGATAGATTTGGATTGCGAAGATACTGAAAAAGAAATAAATGACATAAAAACAACTAACGACAAACAACAATTGGATATTGATAAAATACTTGGAAGGTTGACGGTTATGACTTGCCAAAGAAGCCAAAAGGTGTCTAGTGGTATTTTTAAGCAAGTAAGATGGTATAATAGCAACAAAAAACTATATGCAATGTCTGATGTGACTGGTGATGGAGCTGACAGTGACTTTGTACCTAAAAACTTATCGTTTTATTTTTATAAAGATAACAACGTAGTAGAAACATATATATTTAGCTTAAAATTTGATGAAGATGGAGACTTAACAGGAATGGAGTTGATAAAACATGCTTAACTTTCAAATGGATAACGTATTAGGTTTACATGGATTGGTTGGTGGAACAAAGCGTAAAGGCGGTAATACGCCTTTAGGTCGCTTTACAAATAAAGGTATATGGTTTGTAAAAGATGAAGCAGTGCAAGAGTTGTTAAAGAGAGATAGACAATTTATAGCGGTGGGCAATGAAGGTATATTATTTTCGTTACCATCAGACAACAAAGTATATTATATGTATTTGGATAACAACAGTACGCTGGTTGCTAAAGATAATATAACCGACATAAGACGAGCGGGAGACACCATACAATTATTTGCAGTTGAAAAAGGGTTCGTTGGAATTTACCAGACTAGCAACAGCACTTCTACGAATGTACAATATAACATTAAACTCTATGACCACAAAGGAAACTACACAAAAATGTATACCACAAGTGTAGATGAGAGTACGTATTCAAGTTCGTATTTGACCAAAGTAATGCAAGACCCAGTTACAAAAAACTATGTTTTATTGTTTCAATATTCTGGTTCTTCAACACCGAGTTACTTAGTTGTATTAGATGAGGCTTTCCAATTGCAAAACAGCACTTATATAGAAAACAAACATAGCATTACCACTAGATGGAGAAGCCACATGGCGTACGATGGTTGGATATATGGTATTTCATTTGTAAACTATAGTCAATATGTTAAATTTATGTATACAAAAAACGATTTACCTAACAATGGATTTGCTTCAGTTTCAACACAAAACCCTCAATCGGTTGTAGCTGACCCAAAAACAAAATTCGCATATGATATTACGAATGGTTTTATTTTAAGAACTGACATTTTATCGTTGTTTTCAAGAACTGTTCCATTACAGCACCATTCGTCAGATGTGGATGCACCACATTGTATTAATACTAGCCCTAATCCTGAGAATGGTTTTATTATAGCAAGCGATAGATGGGAATTGTTCGAAATAAATTTCAGGTTGCCCAAAACCTCGCCAGCACAATTCGCGCCAGTACCAGAGGCAAGACAAATGATAGAGATAGAACGACATTCGTATGATTATTTTAAATTCCTTATATCTAACGATTGTAGGAATATGCTTTTCATAGAATATAAAAAAGACACAAATATGACGAGTGATGTTTATTTATATAGGAGGTAATAAATGTTTATTTTTAAAGATGGCGACAGTTATGCGATGATAGAATCCCCACTACACAAAGAATACGGAATGAAAAAGGAATATGAGTTAATATGCAAAGAAGATTTTATTACACAATAAAATAAATTTATAAAAGCAGAGTAAGGACTATTAATATGTAGTCTTTTTTATTTTGCTTATTTTTAATAAAAGAAGGAAGGTTAAAGAATGAAATGGGATAGAATATTAAGTACAGTTATAGCAGGAGCAGGAGCTTGCGCAAATTATTTCTTTGGAGGATTAGATATGGCATTAAAGACATTATTATTACTTATGTTGCTAGATTATATAAGTGGATTAATTTGCGCAGGAAGAGATAAAACGTTAAGTTCTAGTGCAGGATTTAAAGGATTGGCTAAAAAGATAATAATACTCATAATTGTTGGAGTTGGTGTATCTGTAGACAATGCTACTAGTGCAAATGGAATAGTTAGAAGTATGGTCATATTTTTCTACGCAAGTATGGAAGGTATAAGTATATTAGAAAATGCAACCAGAGCAGGCGTGCCAATACCAGAACAATTAAAAGATATGTTAATACAATTAAAAGAAGGTAATAAGAAAGAGATTAAAGAGCAGGATTAATACCTGTTCTTTTTTTATATTAAATTTTAGGAGGAATGTTTTATGAAAATAGGAGTAGATTGTGGGCATACAATGTCAGGAGCAGACTATGGAGCAGTAGGAATAAAAGCAGAATCTAATTTAACTAGAGAGGTAGGAACAAAAGTTATAGCTAAGTTAAAAGCTTTAGGTCATACAGTCATTAATTGTTATAAGGATAGTTGTTCAAGCTTAAATGATAGTTTAAGTTATAGAACAAATACAGCTAATAATAACAATGTAGATTTATATATATCTATTCATTTTAATTGCTATAATGGGAGTGCTTATGGAACTGAAGTGTTTACATACGGAGGTAAGGAGCTATCACAAGCTAGAGCGGTATTAAATAATATTTGTGCTTTAGGCTATACAAATAGAGGGTTAAAAGATGGTTCTGGTCTTTATGTATTAAAGCATACAAAAGCTAAAGCCATGCTAATAGAATGTTGTTTCTGCGATAATGCAGGAGATATGAACAGATATAATGCCGAAAATATGGCTAATGCTATAGTTAAAGGACTAGTAGGGACTACAGTAGCGACACCAAATAAACCAAAGGAAGTGGTAAAAGTGCAAAAACCAAAATATGATGAGACTATACCAACAGGAGAAAGTATATTTAAAATTCCAGGTACTACTGGATACATAGAACAGGCTACAGATGGAAGATTAATAATACATAAGGATAGAGGAAATTATATAGCAATTGGGAAAGGTTTTATAGATTGCTATTGGAATGATAACAAAGGCAATGGTGGTAATAAAAGATTAAGTAATTAATTTTTAAAGGTACTTCTATAATGGAAGTACCTCTTTTTTTTATTGGAAAAATTATTATAATTTATATAAATATTTGATAAAAAGGTATTGATTTATTATACTATGCATAGTATAATATAAGTATAGTAATTGATAAGGAGGTGAGTAAGTGATAGAAGATATAGGAAAACTAATAGCCCTAGTAATTTCAATACTAACAATCCGTCAACTGAGTTTGCAGAACAGCAAGACGGAGTTAGAAATAAAAAAACTAAGGCTAGAAATCAAAAGGTTAAAAGAGGGGGATTAAACCCCTCAACCTTTCCTATATTATATCACAAATAGTATATGAAAATACTAAATTATTTATTAATAATATCAATCACAATAATATTATTGTTGCTAATAAAACTAACTTATAACAAAAGAAAAAAAGCTAAATTAGAAATTGAAAAGCATGAAATTGAAAATAAAAAGGGTGAGGATAATGGCAAAGAGTAACCAAACGGAAGCCAATAAAAAATGGTATGACAAAAATAAAGAACACGCCAAATACTTAAATAAGAGATCACACACACGAAGTTTTATAAAAAATTTTGCAACTTTAGAAGATTTGGAAGAATTACAAAAATTAATAGAAGAAAGAAAAGAATTATTAAGACAAGAATAGGGGATTAACAATGAAAAAGGAAATTAGATTCTTAATAATAGGGCTGTTGTTAGGAGCTTGTACAAGATTTATTGGTGTTGCAAAAGCTATTGAGCCTTCAGAGGATAATTGCCCAGAGAATGGAGAGTATATGTATTGTTTAGATAAGACCACACCGCTATGGATATCTATATATGACGTACATCAAGAAGAAAAATTTATTTATTTCCGACAACCAAATTCAAATAAAATTATTAAATTAGTAGAACTAGAATAAGAACAAAGAGGTAGCTTTTTAAATAAAGCTATCTCTTTTAAATTGATTGTAACAATATGTACAAAATTTGAACTTTATGTAAAGACAGTATATAATTATCATGGAATATATTACACCACATAGAAAATTTAAGGGGGTTATGACATGGAGAATAAAAAAAATAAAAAGCCATTCTATAAAAAATGGTGGGTATGGATATTGGCAATTATTATTTTAGCTGGTTTAGGACAAGGAACAGGAGATAAGAAGAAAGCACAAAAAACAGCAACACAACAAGAGCAGAAAAAAGAAGATGCCAAACGGGATGCAGAAAAAAAGGCTAAAAAAGAAAAAGAAAAGAAAGCCAAGGAAGAAGCTGAAAAGAAACCTAAAAAAGAAGATAACGAAGCTACACTAATAACAACTGCACAAGGAGTTGTTAAAAAGAATTTAAAAGCTCCAAGTACAGCAAAATTTCCGTGGAGTTTTAAGGAGTACAATATTCAAGAATCAAAAAGTGAAAATAAAGATATGATTATATATACCGTAACTGGATATGTAGATGCAGAAAATAGTTTTAGTGCGAAAATAAGGAATAATTTTATAGTTAAAATGGAATGTACAAAAGATTTAAGCAAGTATAGAGTGTTAGATGTAAACATAACAGAATAA